ACCTGAGTCTTTTTAGCAAAGTCAGAGAAAGATTTCATTAATATATGTGTACATATCAAAGTTATTTATAAGCCCATTCCCTTTCTAACCTCTCTCATCAGCCTTAGTTTCATCGAAGGTTTCATAGAATTGGATGTTCCCTCTCTAAATCCGCTAGAATCTCCTGCTTTTGCCGCAGCTCTCAGCTTACTTGCGGACATACCTTCTGCACCTTCCTTATCTGGATCTCTAAGACCAGCAGACACTACTTCAACCTTATCAAATGCAAAATCATCTGTTCTATTCCGCCTCTGTAATAAATCATCAAACTCAGCTACTCTATCCTGACCAACTACCATTACTATATTCTTATAACCTAGCATCATCATGTGCTGGCACGTTGTAATAATAGTTCTACAGCATTCTTCATTATCAACAATATAATCTCTCCAGTCAGGAAAAGATCTCTTCATCCAGTTAACTTTACTTCTGAACTTTAAAGGGTTCTTCGTCTTATCAACTGTTTTAGTTGGAAATATCATCACATCATCGTGGCCACTCTCATGGATAAGTTTGGCTAAAAGTTTTTGGTGTCCTACAGTTGGTGGATTAAATCTACCAAATGTGAAGTAACATGTTTCAGTTATGGTCATTTCTTATCTCCTTCAACCCAGTTCTTTTCTACATTAAAGTTAGCAGTACTAAAAGATAAACGATCAACTAACTTAACAGCCCTATCACCTTCCACGATAGCAACATAACCTTCAGGTGTTGTAATGTCATATCCATTTTCAGTGCGGAGAAATGTACCAAACCTCTCACCCTTCTCAAGTTTACGCACAAACATATCTTTAGCCATCTGTAAGTTCTTATAAAGATCAATAGTTTTAATTAGATCTGATTTATGATCCCTTATGAAATCTAATCCATCATATAACTTAGTCAACTTGGCAGCCTTACCTTTAGGTGTCTTTAATTTGTCAGCGGCTTTCCGTACTTCTGCTTCAAAATACTTAGTGAACTCCTCAAGAACTTTAGGAGAAGTGCCCATCCTCTGACCCTCTCTAATATACTTGTTAAAAAATATCTTCAATCTAACTCCAATAATTAACTGATCTTTACCTGCATTATGTTCTGCAAGAGTATCCAAAACATTAGTTACCATCTTAGAACTCTGTGATCTTAAAGTTACTAATTTCTTTTTCTCCTCTCCAGTCAACAAATTATCCTTACCCAACTGACCAGTAGCAGCACTAAGAACTAATACATCATCACTATCCTTTAATGTATTAACATCATATCCAAACTTAGCATTCAATCCCTCAATACTATTACCAACATATTGAGTGTGAAATACTACACCCAACTTTGCTCTTAAAGCTTTCTCATATAATTCATCTTCTTTTGGAATACAATATGTAATAGTATTGGGTTGAAATATCAAGCAGTCTTGCCCATGAATTTTTTTCTTTTGCTTATCCTCTTGAGTAAATAAAAGATCACCCTGTGCAACACCCTTAATACCTATTGAAGGAAGATACTTTAAACAATCCTTTAACTTAGAAGCAAGACCTGGTGAATGTCCATGATGTCTTTCAACATCCTCCATACCAAAATTAACCTTTGCATCTTTATTAAAAATAGACTTTGATCCTACGAAAAAAGTATCTGATCCTGGATACTCACCACAAAATACAGCAGGTGCACCATCCCATTTGGTAGTAACCTTTAAACCATTCTGTTGAACACCAGTAAAAACTCTAGCCAATTCATCCAGAAACATAAAAGCATCAGAAGCACCCTCCTTACCATCAAGGAGAATACTATCTTCTAAATGTTCTAAGTGTGTGTTCTTACTCATTAGTATATTTTAGCAAATGGTCCATACCTACGTCCAGCTTTCATAGCCAACCAACACATTTCAGTACAAAATTTATTCCGCTTACTTGAATCTATATTATAGAAAGCATATAACCATGCAACCTCTTGACATTTAGCATTAGCAACATGAGGTTCTGTATCAAATACCAATTCAAAATTATCACAGGCAACTTCTTCTAATGTCTTACCAGGTTTGGATGTAAGAGCATGTTCTAATTTCTTATTACTTGTTCCCGTAGCACCATTAATGATAGTTCTTATCATCTCTTTCCAAGTACATGAACAATGATCTTTGGCAAATTTATTCTCTACAAACTCATCAACATTCTTAGGATAATCTCCATTAGTTTTACTAAAGTATCTACCTACTCCATTATCCCTTTGTAAATCTAGCACCCATTCAACAGTAGCCTTACCAAGTCTAGCAGCACTAGCACCCTTAGAAGTAGGTTCATATTTTAATCCATCAAACTTAGTACTATCATTTGCTTTAATCTGGAAGTCATATGTATTTCCATCATCCCAAACACGGAACCTAGCGTCCTGAGATTTAAAAGTTAGACCACCCTCCTTAGCTTCTTTTGTTTCAAATTTACATACAGCATCTTTAAACTCCATTAAAAGATTATCAGTACCACCCTTTCCTCTACCATCCCAATTGGTTGTGAAGAACTCATCCTTATGATTCATATACACAGTAGTAGCTGATTTATTCTCAGCAACTTTCTTAAGAGATATACCAAAGACATCACCCCTCTGAAACATCTCCCTCATTTCCTTATTGAGAGCCATTAATTTTTTATCTTTAGGCAACTTTGCTTTAGTAATAGCTTTTATCAATTTCAGTTGAGCCTCTGGTTCCTTTACTAACCAAATATCAGCAGGGTTCCAGTTATCCTTCTTCGGTACTCCAACATCAGCTGATGCTTTAGTAATTTCCTGCATGAATGTAGTACCAGTAAACAACTTCATACCTGATATATTAGTACCTTGGCTATACTCATCCCATAAACAACAACTAGGACCACTCGCAAGTTTTGCTAGTAAAGACTTCTGTTGTTTGTAAAAGTTCTCTGTGAAATCATCATAGTCATCAATATCTGCCCTCCAATTATTCCATATCTTTTTAAGTCCATCATAAACATCATTATCATCCTTCATAGCCAACCAACTATTCCATGGAGAATTTCTTTGACCTGCTTTATAAAACACCCATGCAGATCCTAACTCCTGCATAGTTGTCATGGTAGAAGATGAAATTTTAACCTCACTACCAGTCTTACCAGTAGTTGCTACCTTAATTGATCTTGCACCTAATTGTAAAAGAATATGTGGTTTAGTACTAGTCTCATCTATTCTTTTCTCACCAGTAGTCTTTACTCTCTTAACATAGATACTACCTTTGAAAGTTTTTATTACAGCTCTAACAGAATTAGCACTTGTCTTAAAAATTATTGGAGGTCTATTATAATTACCTGTCTCACCCCAAGCTCTTTTATTCCAGTAACCATTCTGAACCCATTTACCTTTAGCATTTCTTTGGGGAGGATCAGCTTGATAGTACCATTCTTTTCCATGGTCAAGAAGTCTAGAAAGCTCTGATCGAACATTATCATTCTTGAACTTAGCTAGTGTTCCATTAATTCCACCTGGTAATGGCTGAAATGACATGTCAATCTTCAAAATACTATAGGTATTTAGAATTGTTTCCAGTATCTTGGGGGTAGTAATCCAGTCTCAGTATCTGTTCTATGCTTCAGGGTTAAAACAATATCACCAGCGAGACTAATTCTTTGATGTTCTCTTTCCTCAGGAGTAGTATAATGTTCAAGAGAACCAGGAAAAATAACGAGGTGCTCACTCTTTGGATTGATAGCATATCCATCACCATTACAGTATCCATTCTCTTTAATAAGTTTAAACGCATCTCCAAACCATTCATTAGGATTTTTCTTATGTAGTATTAAAGGATCCCCTGGAGTTTGAATGTAATAAACAAAGCTGATGTGAGAACAAGAATGATAATGAACTGGAAAATGCTGTCCAGGATCGCAAATAGTGAACCAAGTTTTGACAAAGTTAATCTCGTATGTGGACTTATCTATTGAAAAATGTTCTAGGTATTCTTTAACACACTTCTTCAAGGCTTTAAAAAATGGTTCTAGTCTTATATCTTGATGGACTAGAACCTTACCATTTAATTCCCCTGTAATTTTACCTGTTGTATTATCAAACTTTGCATCGTCAAAACTTTTATAAAGTAAAGACAAGAAACCAGTTAATTCCTTCTCATATATTATCAGAGGGAATGCTTGATGAAATTTAGAGGTCGTCTTCTGCACGTACTTCCGAGTAGTTTATATCAAACTTGCCACCTGGATATCTCTTCTCTAACTTAGTGATATTGCGTTTGATAACATCGTCGAAAGATATGTCCAAAGCCATACAAGCTTGTGCCACATACCACATAACATCACCCAACTCAATAATAAGATGCTCTCTATTGTCGTCATTCCAAGGTTTGCCCTGGAATACCATCTTCTTAACGATCTCAAGAAATTCACCAGACTCAGCAGCAAGGCCAACGCCAGCAGTGGTAAGACGTTCAATATTGGCACCCTTTCGGTCAAGTTCAACCAGACGGTCAGCAAGATAGACAAAATCCTTACTGGAATCGGATGTGACACCATCCACGAAATGAATGTACTTATCAAAATCTATTGTCATAGTGATCTAAAATAACAAGTGTATGTATCATACTTTTAAGGCAGCAAACTTTTTAGAGAGATCTTCTTTAACAGTCTCGACCTCAATATCCTGATTGGAATCAGATAAATTTTGCGCCGACTGTTCTACATCATACAGCCTCATCTTCGATCTGTCAATACCCACTACAAATCTCTTGTTTAATGTAGGGTCATTGTAACGATTCTTTAA